GGTGCTATTGAGAAGCGTGATATCCGTACAGAGACGTTTATCCCTACGGACGATGTGTACGGTACTCGTCGTGCTATCGATGCTGAGATCAAAGCTGATGAAGGCCCTGCTCCTAAAACAGAAGGTACAAGAGAACCGGAAGCGTTTGATATAAAAGACGTAGCTATCAAGCCGGATAGTAATGGTGAGAACCTTCCTGGCTTTGGGACGCCTGCTTCTGCTGGTGCAAGGACGTTGCAAGATAATCCATTGCAGAACGTAACAAACACTCGCTCACGTCAGATTATTTCAGACGCGATTGTTTGGGAGCGCCAACAAATTATTCCTGATAACTATGCAGACGCCTACACGGAACTTGCTAACAAAGCCGACCCGGTTGCAAAATCGGCGTATAGATTTCATGAGGCTATTAAAGCTTCGGGACTTGCGACTGACTTTGATCGTCTAGTACGAACTGGATCTAGTGTAGGTAAAAAACTTGCGTATGATATTATGGAAAGTGCTAGTGGAGTTGTACGTAACAACCGTTCTGCGTCTATGCTCAAGTTGCATTACGAAAAGCAGTTGCTAGGCGCGTTCTTGCCTGCGTACGATGAAGCTTGGCAATTGTACGCTAAAGATAAAGGGCTTAGTTGGTACGATAGGAAATTTCTTTCTGGAAGAGTACAAGAAGAGTTTAACGAGCTTATTTATTTTGAACTCAATGGTCGTGCGTACGATCCGCCAGGAACTGTACGGAGTGTGCATCCTGCTGTTAAAGCTGCGGCTGATGCGCATGACGAATGGTCTAAGCTTGACGTTGCTATTGGTAAGGGTAGGGAAGGCGAGTTCTCTATCAAGGGGTACGAGGATATTGAAGCGTACTCGGGGTATGTACCACAACGCTGGTCTAGCGATAAGATCGAGAGATTGATCCGTAGTGGTAGAAAACCTGCTGATATCAGTGCAGCTATTGCAGAAGCGTATCAGCTACAGCATCCGGGTATGGGCGCTGCTAATGCGACGCTGTTTGCAGATGCAGTTGTGCGCCGAGCACGAGCTAACGCTACAGGAGTAGATACTAATCTAATTGGTATGCTTCGTGCTGACGGGCGTGGCTTCCTTGAAGACATGCTCCGCTCTAACGGTATGCCGCAGAAAGAGATTGACTCTCTGCTTGATACACTTACAAGCGCTGCTGCTGAACGCGGACAGAAGGGCTATACTAAAAGCCGTATTGATGTTGATATGCGCACTACTGCGTCTAACGGTATCAAGATGATTGATCTGTTCGAGACGGATCTTGTGCATAACATTTCTAGACGCTCTCGGGGTACTTCCGGTAATGCTGCGCTTGCTCGTAAAGGCATTCGCTCGCTTACGGATCGTAACGATATTAAGGCAGCTATCCTTGATGAGCAACAGGCCCGTGGTCCTAGCCATTCTGGTGCTAGAAACATGAAGGAGAAGATTAATGATATCATTGATGAAGACAAGCATCTTAGCGCAGAAGATATCGATAACTTGTTCTCATATTTTGATGGTGGTCCCGTTGCTGGTGGCCTTAGTCCGACAGTCATTCGTATGAAGCGTCTTACTAATCTTGCTCTGCTTAACGGTCTTGGTCTTACACAGACAGCGGAGACAGGTGCGCAAATTGCAGCGGTCGGTATCGATCGTTGGTGGGATCATGCAGGCGCAGCGCTTAAAGCCGCAACTAATGATCCTAAGAGCGAGCTTGCTAAAGATTTAAGGCACTTGTCTATTATGGTGCCAGAACATCGTTTGTATCGTGATGATCTTAATCTTGACATGAACGTGAACGGTACTGCACAAAGCGACTTGCTTATGCGCCTAGACCGTGTTCTTGGTGTTGGCCAGCGTGTACAGGGTTATATCTCCGGGTACTACGCTGTGCAGAATGTACAACAGCGTATTGCAATTACATCTGCCGCTGATAAGATTATGACTAACATGAAAGGGCTGCGTGACGACTTATCAGGTGCCCGTGCAGAAGATCTCGGCCTTGATCCTAAGACCTATGCGCGTATTAAAAAGTACGTCGATAACGGTACTGTTGAATTTAAGGACGGGGTATTGTACAAGTTAAACTTTGACAAGTGGGATGCCGATACGGCAGAAGACTTTGCGCTTAGTTTGAACAGGCACGTAAACCAAGTCGTGCAGAAAGCCATGATTGGCGAGGGTAACATTCTGTTCTCGACGAACGGAATTGCTGCCTTGTTTGCACAGCTTAAGACGTTCCCGTTGCTTGCAATTCAGAAGCAAGTTCTGCGTAATATGAAGTTTGTAGATCAAGAAGCCTTTGCTACTTTCTTCTATGGACTGGCTACTGCTGCTACTGCGTACACGGCTGCTCAAGCTGTTAAGGGCAACACTCAGAATCTTAACTCGGAAAAGATTGCGAAGGGCGCTATTGGCTACAGCAACATGACTGGTTGGATTCCCATGTGGACAGATCCAGTTATGAACGTGCTTGGTATTGATAGCCTTAAGTTCAATGAGTACACTAGAGGAATTGATAGCAACGTGTTTGCTGTTCCGGCTTCTATTACTACTCTGAACCGGATGGCTAATATCCCTGGTGCTTTGTTGAATGTTGCTACAGGCGACTACACTAACAATGATGTGCGTGCTCTACAGACAACGCCCCTAATTGGCAACCTGTACGGCTTCTCTGCCGCTCTAAATGCAATGAAACATGACAAAAAGAAACCTGAGTCTGAAGAACCTACAGAGCAGCTTACAGCACCTGAACTTGCACTACAGGCATCGAAAGAATATGAAAACCGTCCCTATTAGATATAACACAATGATTGCTACTTAAAGGAAATCTCAATTGGCGTTCTCCCGTGTAACTAAGATAGGGGATGGCGTATCGACGCAGTATCCAGTAAACTTTACGTTGGGGTATATTGATCCAACGCATATTACTGCGCGTGTAGGGAACGAGGTTGATGGTCTTGGTAATCCTGTTTACCGAGCCATCACGTTCCTTGGACCTAACCTATTTCAAATTGCAGGTACGCCCGCAGGAATTGGCGTACCTATTGTATTCGAACGTACTGTTCCTAAAGAATCGCTTATTGTGAACTTTAGTAACGGCGATGTTCTTGATGAAATGAACCTAGACATTTCTCAGCTACAGACTATTATGGCTGTGCAGGAAGTGCTGGACGGTAGATTTGCGTCTCTAGGTAGAGATTTGGATTTTGCTAATTTTACTGGTATTAACGCTAGGACACCTACTGCACCCGCAGACCTAGCCAATAAACAATATGTAGATGACCGCACAGGTGATCTTGTAACGCAAGTGCCGACGATTTTAGCAGCAAGTGCTGCGGCTACTGCGGCAGCTACTGCTGCTGCTGCTAGTGCTGCTGTTAGTGCCGCTGCTGCTGAATCGGTCAACGATATTACCGATTATATAAAGCGTTACGGCGTGACGCCTTTTGATTTCGGGGCACTTGGACAAGGCGCGGATGAAACTGCGCAACTAAACGCAGCTATTGAAGCCGTTATTACAGGCGGCGGCGGAACCGTGTGGTTGCCCGCACCACCTTCCGGCGCGTGGCGGTTTAATGGCCGCATTCAAATGTTCAAGCCCGGCGACCAAACAAGTTACCTCAGGGTATCAGGAGTTGGAGCCAAGGCGCGCATCGAGATTGCCGCAACTAGTGGCGATATTTTCGATTTCGGTTCGACGTCAGAGACATTCTATGCCGATCTTGAACACCTTCATGTCGTGCATCTGAATGCGCGAACCTCAGGCATTGCCTTGCGTTATCGCAACAATGCCAAAGGATCGGTATGGAAATGCGTTTTTGATGGGCTTTACTCAGGCATTGACACTAATCGGGTTAACGATTTGACTTTCGAGGATGTTGACCTGAACTTCCCGAACGCCACCAATGGCCGTGCCATCAATCATCAGGCCAGCGTTGCGCCGGCCGCTACGCGCTCTGATGTGATCGTCTACAAAAATGTAAACGTGCAATGCAACAATGGCGGTACGGACGGGATGTTTATTGAGGGCCCTGTTTATGGCGTGACCACAGACGGGCTGTATATGCTGGGGGCCAATAACGGCCTTTACATAAGTTCGCCGTCTAACGACCCAAACGAATTTCCGCAATATTGCCGATTCAGTGTTTTTGAGACAGATCGAGCAAAAGATCGCTCTCTTTACATGATCAAGGCGCGGTATTTCGACTTTGAACGGTGCCTGTTTTCCAACACATCCGGTGCAACCGGAGATCTTTTCCCACAAGGTAACGCCGACAATGAGGCTGTTCGCATTGAAAGTAATGTTCAGGATGTGAACTTCGACCAAACCCGCATCGGTTTCTGCCGCAAACAAGCGGCGGTGATTGGCGGTCAGAAAATCCGCATGCTCGGTTGTACGTTTGAGGACGCGGCAAAGGACACACCTACGGATTACGCATTGGTCTATATGCCGGCTACCGCCCGCGTCGTCCATCTGCGCGACTGTTTCGGAGACGGCGCAAACCGTGCTCGCTTTGCAGTGCAATACGAAAGCGCTGTCACTGGCAAATGCGTCGATTTCGCGTGGAAGGGTATGAAAGCAGGCGGAGCTTTCAGTGCAGGCGCTGCCACTGGTTTCGTGCCGGCAGGTCAGTATCAATACTAATATTTATCAAGGACGCTGCGTATGCAGATTCACGAGTCATTTTCAACGTATGCAACCGCAGCGACTACGTATATTATCGCTATCGTTAGCATGTTTTTTGCAGGGTTTATTTCTTACTACAGCCATATTGCGGCTGTGCTAGGTTTCCTGCTATTAATCGCCCGCCTTGTGCAAGAAGTGCCGAAGGCGTGGAACGTTCTATTTAAGAAAGCAAATAAATATGACGACCTCTAAGGGACCCGCATCAGAAGGCGCTCTTGGTGATCTGCATACTAAGGTTGCCAAGGTGATGATTAATGCCTTGGATAAAGTTATTGCGCAGCAAGAAAATCCAGCGCAGGATGAGAACGGTAACGACGTAGAAGTTGTTATCAATCCTGCTCTAATCTCTGTAGCTGTAAAATTTCTTGACTCGAATAAAATTACGTGTGCCCCGGAAGCTGGAAACACAATGTCTGAACTTGAACAGAAGCTTGCTGCTAAGGCAAAAAAGCGTCGTCAGGTTGGGAACGTTGTGCATCTAGAACCAGACACAGATTGATTTACAAGACGGCTGCTACGGTGGCCGTCTCAATAAATCAATTATAATGGAGGCCAGATGGCCGGTAGAGAGACAGAAGAACAGGCTCTCGAAAGATGGCGGAATCTTGAGCTTCTACAAAAACATTACGCCAAATTTGAAGACCTACTAGTTGACGTTATCGAAGACTTTATGGGCTTTAAGTGCTCCGAACTACAAATAGATATCGGAGAGTATCTTGCTAACGGTCCTCAGTACCGAATGATCCAAGCACAGCGTGGACAGGCTAAGACTACCATTACTGCTATTTATGCGGTGTGGCGTCTTATTCATGATCCGTCTACGCGTGTGCTTATTGTAT